TTCTAGGATATTCTACTCCAAGTCTATCAAATACTTGTGCTACGCTTCTTGCAGCCCAAATATCTACATCCAATGTAGTCTCTTTTTTTATTTTTTGTAAAACTTGTTTTTCTTTTGATCTAAATTCTTTTTTTAATAAAGCAGCTTTGCTCTCATCCACTCTAATACCTGTTTGCCTCATTTTTATTAATATGGGCAGTAGCTCCATCTCCATCTCCCAAACATCATTAATAGATTGTTGTTGTATCTCTGATTTAAATCTTTGCCATAATTTTAAAGTAAGCGCAGCATCTTGCTCTGCATAAAAACCTACATATCCTGCAGGCATTTTCCATAAGTCTTGTTTAGGATCTATGCCCCACTCTTTAGCTTTCTCTTTTAGAAATGTTTCGTTTTTAATTTCACCAAGGTAATCTTTCGCACATGCATTTAAAGAAAAACTCCATCTGTTTTCATCAATTAAAGCTGCAGCTACCATAGTATCTACAATCTTACCATTAATTTCAAAGCCGTTCGCAAGTAACCAACCAACATCGTAAGAGGCGTTGTGAAATATTTTTGTGCTAGGTCTTTTAAGTAGATCCACCATGAATGCAGTCGTTACTGCTAAATCCATATTACCACCAGCATCATGTTGTATCGGAAAATACCATTGCTGACCTAATGCAGCTACGGCAAAACCAACAATACCACCATCAAAAGTAGCCCACCCAGACCCTTTTGTTTTAAGATTAGGATCTTTAGTTTCTAAATCTATTGCAACTTCATCTGCGCCTCTCAAATCAGGGTATTCTGATGGAGCCACCCAATCACTATCATTGTATATAAAATTCAATTGATGACTCATGCGTCTTGCATTTGTGCTATCTCAGCAGCAAGTTCTTCTACCTCGCTCTGTGATACCAATTCTCGTTCTTTTTGTTTTGCTTTTTTCTTCATAAAATCTATCTCCATTTCACAATAATGAATTATTTTTTGTAGATCTTGTATTCCGCCTTTGTTTTTGTATCTGCACGTATATCTTATTACATTGGCCTGAAAAGGATTGAGTTCATTTTCTTGTATAAATGTCCAAGGTTCTATGACAAAAGATTTGTAATGAGATCCACCGATTTGTTTCTTAGGCATAGTTACTTTTATACAATTTATAATATTTAGACAAGGGAAAATGATATTTGTGATAAGTACCAAGTAAATGTAGTGTATTAATACTTCTTGTAACACCTGTGTACCAAACTCTTAATTCTTTGATTCGCTCTTCTAAGTTCTTTCTTTCATAGTGAGAAGGAAAATTACACTTTGCTGATATCACCACATTATCTGCCTCACCTCCTTTTACTTGATGAATGGTATCTATAATAATTCTAGCCTTATTGTCTAAATTAACTTCACTATTTAGAAGCTTTCTAAAATATATTTTTTCCTTATCTTTAAATTTTCTTTGAAATGCATCAAGCCAAGATTTTTTTTCCTCTACCATACCACCTTGTAAATGTAATTGTTCAAAGTTAAAAACTTGATTAGGGTGAGCAAAGCTCCACTTTTTACTGTCCGTTGATCGGTATCCGTGATCTATGTTTAACAGATAATTATACATATTACATGCATCCTCTCTCGTTATCGCACCACCATCGCATATCGTTTCCCAATCACATATAGCTTTCCATTGATTTATATCAAACGATTTATTTCCACGCATGTCTTGAAAATACAAACCTAATTTTCTAGCTTCGTCTTGCAGCTCCTTCTTAACATCGTTAATTCTTGCAAGCACCATCCAAGATCCTTGCATCTCCCAAGGTATTTTTTTAAGTGTGCTCCACTTGTAGATCTCACCATCACTTCCGTTAGAGGTAAACTCTTTTTTAATTCGATGCCCCTCCATACCATTTAAAATACATTTAGAAAAAAAATGTACTCTTTTATTTAGTCTACGTGATTCTTTTAATATTTTTATTTTACCAGGGAATGTTTGAAAGAACAAAACATCAGCGCCATTCCATTCGTAAATGGCCTGATCATCATCACCTGCTATGTAAACTTTATCAGAATTCAAAGCTAATTTAACAACCATGTCCCATTGCAGAGGGGTAAGATCCTGAGCTTCATCCACCATTAAAATTTTAAAAGGTATCGGTAAACCTGTATCAATATATTTTTGCACCATATCTGTAAAATCCAACCTATCATTTTTAAATTCACCAGGGTTTGCTTCGTAAGTTTTATATTGTTCGTAACCAGCAATAATAGATTTAAACTGTTGTAGTCTCACTTTTTTTCTTGGCTCACGTTTATATAAGTCTATAGGATCCATCTTCATGTTTCTTGCTCTATCGTAAATTTGTAAAGACCAATTATTGTAAACTCTTTGATCATCCCAAGTTGGTTTATAATTTAACTTTACTGTGCCGTACTGTGTATGAAACTGCAGCATGTCTACTTTAGGATCTAATACAGGTATGTCTGAAAATTGCTGTCTGGCTAAGCTATGTAATGTTCTAAAGTATTTGAAGTCATCCTCGTCATAACCTTTAAATTGTTTACGGACTCTATCTCTGCACTCTTCAACAGCTTTGTTTGTAAAAGATATGTAACAAATCTCATCAGGTGATATACCACGTTTAAGAAATCTTTCGACTCTTTTTAACAATCTATGTGTCTTGCCCGTACCAGGTGGACCAAAAAATTTAATTGTTTTCCCATGGAGCTTTTGCTTTAGTAAATTTGACATTTTTATTTCTATGTTCTGTTTGTTTTGGTAACGTGGCAACCCAGTGTCTTGCTTGGATGCCTTGGAATTTTGCTTTTTTATCACAACCAGCCCCCTGCAAGAATACTGTACACTCTTTTTCTGACCAATTGTAGCCTTGTTTTTTCATAAACTGTCTAAAAGTTTCTAATTTAAATCTAATCTCATTGCCATCTTGATAAATATTATCGTGTTCTATTTGGTCAAACTCTGTAATGGTATCTGTATCTTCAAAGAATTTTATAATCCGTGTGTTGAATACTTCTTTTTTTTCTTCCTCACCATCAAAACCTTCCATATCTTGCTTGTTTGAAATTAATTCCTCTAACCAATCTCTGTAAGGGTCAGGATCTCTCTTACTTGGTCTTAGCGGTCGCCATACTATGTCGTAATTCAACAATCGTTCTCCTAATAATTGTTGCTGGTATAATTGTTTTGTATCTAACTTTACTACTTTACCTTGTATAGGTAAAAGCCAATAAGGCTCAGGATATGAATTTACTTTAACTAACTTACCAACTTCAGGTATCGCCTCGTTTAGACCAATACCAAATTTTCTTTTGGCACATTGTGTAGACCCATTACAATACATTCTAGCTACAGATGTCCCACACTTATAAGAATAATCTTTTTTATCAACCTGCTCAATTACTTTAGCTATTTCTTTAGGTGTTAATGGTGGAACACAAATTGTTTTATTTAAATCTCTTATCTGTGCCTCCCAATAATCTTTATCTTCATTTATCTTTTTACAAAGTACACCTACATTAAACATGGCATCATTACGACCTTCACCCTCTCTTACTTGATTTCTAATAAATTTGTTTACACAGTTTGGCCACTGCTTATCTTCTTTATCCGTTGCTGTTTTAAGTTTAATAAATTGTTCTTTAGTAATTACAAATTGTTTTACATATTCTATATATTTATCAAATGATAAGCTTTGGGCTTCGTCATCCATTGCGCACCGTGTAGGAAACTTCGCATTGTAATAAGGTAAATTCACAAATTGTCCTTTTTGTTTATCGTCCCACTTCTCAGGCGTTAAATCCACAGTATCCTGCGCAGGAAAAATATCAGTTTTTGCATCATTAACTCCTAGATCTGACGCAATAGCTATCATCTTTTTTCTCATGTCCGCTGCAGGCACAGCCTCAGATAAATGTAAAATTAAATGCAAACCATTAGACTTAGATCTATAAGGCACAAAGGGATATTTTCTTTCTCTAATAGTTTTAATAAATTTTTTATGATCGATGTTATATCTATCAACATCTATTACACCCCAACTTGTAGTAGAGTCAT